ATCGTCTACCGTATCAGCGGCAAGACCTCTGTCCGGGAACTCACCCCACCGGAGGCGGCAGCGGTAGAGGCGGAGCTGCGGCAGCAGCTCCGGGAGCAGCGTCCCAAAAAGAAAACGGCATCCCCGGAGTATCCGGGGAAAATGACAGCCGGACAAAAGGCGTATGCCTGGCGGCTGCTGTATGATCTGGCAAAGCTCTCGCCCTCTGCGGTGCCGGTGGGGGAACGCATGGCAGGCATCGTCCGAAAGGTATTGCAGGAAGCCCCCTGCCCCGGTCATCCGCTGAACTGGGTCAAACGGGAGGACGGGGCGAAACTGATCGAGGCACTGAAACGGTATCTGCGAAACGCAAAGCGAAAGGCGGCGAAAGCACATGACTCTGGATAAACTGACCATGGAACAGCTGCACGGCAGTCAGCTGGAAATTGCGGAGGTCATCGGTATGGAAGCGTACCGGAAGCTGGTCGCCAGCTACGGCGGCAGCAGCATCTATATCAGCAAGGCGGATTCCGTGATGAACGGTCTGAGAGATGCGGAGATCTTCCGCCGGTTTGACGGTTCCAATTATCTGGAACTGGCACACGCATTTAATCTGGCGGAGAACACCATCCGGGACATCATCTACCGCCAGAGCACCGACCGGGAAGCACACCAGATGACGTTCTTCTGAACCCGAAAACTCATTGAAATTCCTGAAAAATCTGCCTTATTTGCAGCACCGTTCTTTTCTGTGCTATCATTACAGTAGAAGTAATGATAGCACTTTTCTTTTGGGGAGGGAGATACAGTGACACAGGAACTGATCCTGTTTATCATCACCACGGTGATCACCGTGATCCTTGGGATCATCGGCTATTTTCTGAAACGCACCATGGATCGCAATGACAAGAACGAAATGGCAGTGCAGGAGCTGCGTGACAATCTGCTGACGCTGTCGGACAAGTACGCCACCAAGGCAGAGATCCGGGAGATCAAGGCATCTATGGAAAAATTGTCGGAGAACATCGACTACATCAAGGAGCACACCACCAAGAACGAGGATTTTATCCGCACCATGGCAAGGCTGGAAAGCAAGATCGACAGCTATTGCAGCAAGTAAGGAGGAACGGCATTGGAGCAGGCAGAAATGATAGAGCGAATCCGGCAGAAGGCATTTTTCAAGAATAACGGCATGGTGCTGAAAGCCGTGAATCTGCTGCGTGACAAGTTTGTTGCATTGACGGACATCCGCTATGCACTGGAACCCAGCATGACTGAGGCGGAATTCCGGGACAGCATCAACTATCTGACGGAATCCGGATATATCCGGCTGCGGCACATGGATTCCAAGGCGTGTACGACACTGGCAGACACGGCAATGGAGCAGCTGGAAGCCAAGGTATCGGCGGACGGTATCAAGATCATTGCCTGTGTCCGCAAGGACGAATGTATTGACGTGTGAGGTGCTGCATGGGACGCAGAAAGCATTCTAAGATCGACAATCTGGAACCGGCAGTCAAAGAGACCGTAGACGAGATGATCAAGACCGGTGCCTATTACCGGGAGATCGTGGACTATATCCAGTCCCACGGCGTGAGCATCTCTCTGGCAGCGGTGGGAAAATATGCGAAAAATCTCATGAGTACGCTGGACGCACTGCGGCTCAGTCAGGAAAACTTCCGGGCGATTATGGAAGAAACCGACCGCTATCCGGATCTGGACATGACAGACGGCATTCTCCGCCTGCTCTGCAATCAGATGCTGGATGCCATCAACAAGCTGCCGGAGGAACGGCTGTCGGAGATCGACTTTGACACCCTGTCCAAAAATGCCGTGGCACTCACCCGTGCAGTGGCGTACAAGAAGAACGTGGACACCAAGACACGGGATCTGCTGGAAAACGGTGCAGAGCAGTTCAAG